TGTACCTGCACCTATGTTTAATGTTACGTCACCAGTAGTGCCACCACCTGTTAAACCTGTACCTGCGACTACAGAAGTAATATCTCCTGTTGGTATTGTTGCAACTTGTGTATCTACATATGCTTTAATTGATTGTTGTGTAGCTAGTTTTGTAGCACTATTTGAAGCCATGTTATCTTCGTCGGCTATGTCAGTAATTGTAACTGCACCTGTTCCTGATAGTCCATCAAACTCAACTGTGCCAGTAACGTCTATGCCTGATGCGGTTACGCTTACACGCTCTGCACTAGCAGTCTGTATAATTATTGCACTGCCATCAATAGTTAAATCGCCTGTGCCTGTATCTCTGATAAAACTACCTGAACCACTGTGATATATTTCTAGGTCATTACCTGTGCCAAATCTAGCTTTAGCATTATCGACAAAATCTATGCCGTTGCTACCAATGCTTGCTAGAAATTCTTGTATTGATTGTACTGAAACACCACCAGATGTTGTATAACCTGTAGCTGAGTTGACAAACGTGTCTAATCTATCCTCGTTCGCCTTAAACCTTGGAACGGCTTGGTCTAGTGGTAATTCTGCCATTTACTTGCTCCTAAATTGCATCGCCATCAATATCTACAACACCTGTAAGATAATCATTATCTTGGGTATAGTATTTGTCACTATAATTAACAGCTGTTAGTCTCGACGTAAAGTTATCGTTTGCTTGCTTCTCTGTGACTAAGAACGCTGTGCCTCTTGCGTCATTGCTTGCTACTATATTATAACCTGTTCTAGCGTATTTATTTTGGTCTGTGACTAAGCTCAATCTAGGTGCATTAGCCAAAACAACTTTATTGTCTGCTGTACCTGCTGTAATGCCAATGCTTTCTACTGTACCATCGATATGCTGTAAGAATATAGTATATGTAACACCGCCACCTGCAAAAGTAACATCTTGTGATAAGGTTAGCTCTAACACATTAACAGCTGTCACTTCGCCGTCTTGTGTGCCAGTTCGTGTATTGTCTGCAACTAAAATCCTATCATTTGTAACTAATAAGTCTGCTTCTTGCGTTGCCTCGAAGTCAACCAGTGTATTTTGATACTGTATTTTATTCCAAGCTCTGTTTGCTGCAAAGTATGCTTGCACGCCGTTTCTTACTCCAACGCTTTCTATCTTATCTGGATTTGTTGCAGACTGGTCACTTGGGATATTTATACTTATTAAAGCATCATCAACTGGACTAGCATATACAAACTCTATGCCATCGTGGTCACTTGTATTGCCAAATCTAACTGAACGTGCTTCTGACTGTGGTAATTTGTTTCTATGATTAAATAATAACACACTGTCGTCTGTTTCCTTCTCGAAGCTCAACTTTAACTTGCTGCCTTGCCTGTATGCCTGACTGTAAATTGCTGTTGCTATAGTTTGTGCAGTTTCCTCGAAGCTTAAATTATCAGCGTCAAACGTGTAATTGAACTCTGATGCTTTAGTTGTCCCAAAGTAATCTGAAACGCTCTCAGCTGTGCTTAAAACGCTTTCTAGGTCTACTTCTGTCAATAATCTGCGCCCAATGTAAGGGTCAACACATATATTAGTCAATATTTGTGCCGCGTCTGTCGTCGCATACTTACTAACACCAAGTTCTTGCGCTTTAATTTTTAGGTTACGCAAGACAAAGAATGTAGTGCTCTGCGTACTATATATAACAACTCTACCTGCTGTACTTGCTGTATGTGTTAATGTTAATGACCTAGTACCTGCTGATACAGTTTCTACATTTGACATTACTTGATTTGATGCATCTAGTATAACAACGCTAACAGACGTGCTAGTTGATGCTGATAGCAAGTCAAAGTCTACAATAGTTTTATAGCCTGTGTTGCCATATTCAATAGGCACGCTTACGCCATAACTGCCGCCATCATTAGATACCTTAACACCACCATATTGATAAGTTATAACTCCGCCATAGTAACTATCTGCGCTAATCGTCTGCGTGCTTGGATAATCTTCACCGCTAACTTGCATATCTGTTACAGTAAAATATGTGTCATTATTACCACACTGCAATAACACGAATGGATTTGCTTCTGCGCTTGTTGATGTTAAGGTATATGTCGCTGTGCCGTTAGTTACTGTAGCTGTATTAGATATAAAGCTTGTGCCATCGTGAAGTCCAATAGTCACTGTAGTTGCTGTTGTCTTAGTATTGTCCAATGTGAGTGTTACTGTAATGACCTGTCCATTACTGATAGCATCTAAATCAGCATAGCCACCATAACTACTACCATCACTACTTATTGTTACATTGTTACCTGCTACTTTTACTAAGCCGTTGCTGTGGCTTGTCCATGTCATAGGGAATGTATAACGCTCGTATTGCAGTTTAGGTAATTTACGTGTCACTTCCATGTTTAACTTACGTGACTTAACAGCTAATGCGCCATCAGTAGCATAAGTTACGGATTGCACTGTGGTAACATCACCAAAGTCATTTTGCGATACTGGTGACATAGCATATAAATCACGCCACTTAACCTCATCAACAACTGTTCCTTCAAAGTTAGTATCGCTATTTGTTGTACGTTTAACTCGTACTCTGCAATATCCTGTAAATGTCGGATTAATTTTCATAGTCAATGCACGTGTACTCTTACTACTACTGGAACCTAAAACTGTGCCTGTGAATGTTTCTACTGTTCCTGTTGGCGTACCTGTTGCGCTAGTTTGTTCGACTTGTACCTGCACTGCAATATTAAAAGCATATTGTTGCTCACCATCGTCCTTATATAAGCCATTCAATGCAACTAGGTTTATGTATATCTTATCTAGGTCATCAACAAGTAAGTTAAACCAACCTATAAAAGCTTCTCCAGTTGAATACATATAAGGACTAAGTAAACCTGTTTCATCTGCAGGGTTGTCATAGTCATCTAATTTATTCCAGTCACTATTAACACTAGCAGGATTGCTTAAACTAACTGTAGTTGATGTAACGCTTGATATTGTATAAACACCTGCAAGGTTAACAGTTACAACACTACCAAGATTTGTTAGAAATACATTCTTTGTACCTGTCTCATTTGCGGCAAACTCATTTTGTATTTGCCCCCAATCAGTATTTATTGCTTCTGGATAGTCTAGTGTTATTGTTGTGCTTGTAACCGCTTTTACAACATAATCACCATTGAGATTTAATGTGCTACTGTCATCTGTCTGAAATAACGCAAATTCAAGTCTTATACTATCATTAACACTAAAATCATTTGTTGCATCACCAGTTGTATATATTATCTCACCATCAAAACCATTAGACGCTATTTTGCATTTTACGTTACGTGTTAATTGGCTACCTACTGTCCCGACTACTGCTGTATAACTAGCATTAGTTACTGTTAATGTTGCACCTGATACAAATTCTTCAGTAAAGTCTATGCCTGACGCTGTTGTAGTTATTTGATTTGGATATACAAACTTAGTATTGTTATTACCATTAAATGCCGCCGCGTCTGGTGCTTTCAATGTTTGTCCATTGGCCGCATTACTTCTAACAGACTTTAGCACTGGCTCATTTATAGCTGAACCTATTGTTAATTGTGGGCTACCATTATTAGGTGATGTATTTGGTGGATACACTGCAACAGATGCACCTGAAATATCACTAAACTTTGTGTCACCATCTTTTATACTATCAGCCTGTATATCATAGCTGCCACGTCCAACACACATATAGGCATACTCAACCTCCTGATGGTCGATAAATTCTTTATATGGTAAATTTAGCAAGTCTGGTGTCGACCTAACTTTACCATATATATCTGGAATGCGTGCTAATATTCTTGCTTTGTTTTTCCTATCCGACAGCCCATTATTAGGGCTTTCAGTCTGTGTGTTGCGCTGCGTTAGTGTTGGTGGCTTTGGCATGAGCAACAATGAAACGGCAACAGAAACGACGGCCGCAGCGACAGCATAAACCCAAAAGGGTAAACCCACTGCAGGATACATGACAACTATAATTACACCATCAAGATTATTTAGTGTCTCTATTTGCTGTTCATTCGTTGGTGTAACGTCTTTATCAACACTAACATCATTGTGATAAATACGTGCATTATCTGGCAGCCTGTCATATCTTTCCATCAAGAAATCTGTGACATTAGTTACGTGGTGTACTGTCCATGTCTCTGGCTCTAATGCATTCTCTGCCAATATAACTTGCTTCAACATTTGTAATAACCCAACTTATTAAAACCCATACTAGCTACATGTAATGAAACATATTGCACGCCTTGCTCACGTATATGTATCACCTTATCGCGTATAAATACACCTACGTGTGGTGCAACCCTACTACCTAGCATTATAACTAGGCAGGGGCTTATAGGTCTATCTAGTTTAATTAATCTATGTCTTTTAGTCATATCTACTACACGTTTGCTTGGTGGTAATAAAAAACCTGACAACGTATCACTAATATCTTTACCTGTTTCAGCTAGATATACATCACGTGCAAAATGTGCGCAGTTGTAGTTATTCTTGTCATAAGTCTTATGATATAGCTCGTCACGCATTATAAGAACCCACGCAACATCGGAAAACGTGCAAAAGTATATGTTTCACCAGTCTTATTTATATTTAGGCTCGGTGCTTTAGCTTCAAATACTGAGCCTTGTTCGTTGAATGTAAAGCTCTCAACCTCAAGTGTTATTACAAATAATGGTGCAGTTAAAACGTCTGACCTGTATGTTCGATATATCAAGACTGGCTTTTCACCGAACCCATCTGCTGTTGCAACTGCATCTAGTTCTGTTGGCAGTATCTCACCTAAATCACCTAACGATATTGTAAATGACTGGTCTAAGTTATCTCTTGTTTCAGCTGGGTCAATAGCTAGTGGATAATATGCAAAAGCAACACTTGCACCTGTCTCTGTGGTTGCTGTAATGCCATTCGTTGCATTTCTTACTACTCTATATGTTTGTGTGAAATCGCTATGTGAAAGCTCGATAGTTTCTAGCTGCACTATGTTGCTGTCACTGTTTAAATAGAACTCTGTATAATTACTCATTTAGATAGCTCGGAAAGTCTGTGTTTATGATTATATCTATATCATTTTCGCTTGGTGGGAACAAGGTTGCATAGTTTTCGCCATATTCAGGGTATAAGACAAGTGCAATCAAATCAGCATCTGTATCTCTTGCTTTGGCGTTTAATTCTAATTGTGCTTGTACGTTAAAGAACCCATCTGCATATCTTGATGTTGATAGACTGTCTGGTATTATGCGAGCGTCATATTCTTCTAGTGTTCCATAATTTATAGCTAGGTCAATCTTAAAGCTTGTTGTTCCTGCATTTGTAGTTAATTTGTAGAACTCTCTAAAGTCCGCATATTCGGTTGTATTTAATATCCAACTCACATTTGCGATAGTACCTGCATCAACAATATCTTTACGATATCTACTTGTTCCACCCTCTAATGGTATAGCTATTGTTTCTTGTCGTGTATTGATGACATAGGACGCTTGATTAGGTATATAATCTAGCTTGTATGGCGTGCTAGGCGTACCAGATGCCGTTAATGGCTTTGCTTTTAGCTCTAAGTTTGCTGATACAACATAATCTGTGCCACTTCTCGCGCCTGTACTAATACTATTATCAATAAAGTATGCTGTATATTCCTCTAACGCTGTACCATCTATTGCTAGGTCAATCTCAAAAGGTAATGAGCCACTTTTACTATGTGTTGCATAAAATGCTTTAAAGTAATTGTAGCCACCTACATCAAGTGTCCACTCTACTGACACAACAGCTGCAGGGTTTTTAATTGTCTGCCTGTACGCGCCAAGTCCACCCTGCATAATTGCACCAACTGTCTCTGGCCGTTCGTTAAAACTATAACTGGCGCTGCTCGGTGTAATAGCAAACTTAGTCATGTCTTATCGCCTTCGCTGTGTGCTTGTTTTATTTGCTAATGTTTTGCTAACCCTGCCATTAGGATTAGATATATCAGTTGCAATAACTCTTGGTGCTTCACGCTGTACTGTTTGGCTTGCTACTTCTCTTGCTATTATACGTACATCTGTTTCGCTAATCTTTTGCACGCTTATATTGCTACTACCATAATTCTCAACAGTAACATTCAACTGACCACCACCCATCATATGATTTGGTGTGATGCGCCCCATTGTATTACTAGGCATAGTTAATATCTCTGCGCCACGTTCACCGACTAAGTAGCTTTCTCCACCTCGTACTTGTCCACCTAATGCTCTTGCGCCTGTTGCACTTGTCGATGCTGTTGCAACTGTAGCTAGTAGTGGTGCAGTGGCTGTTAACGCAGCTGTTAACGCAGCTGGTGCTGCTAGATAGCCTGTTAGGGGCACTGCTGCAGCTGACGCATATGCTTGTATTCCAGCCATTGCTTGTGCAGCTGTTGCGTTTGCTATCATTGCTGCTGCACCTGACGCTGCTGCTGACTTACCTAATGCTTTATCCATCAAGAATAGTGTAAGCCTCTCGGCTGCCATCTGACCTAGTGCTGCTATCTGCGCTCTAGCCATGTCCTCAAATATACCTGAGACAACACCTTTGATGCCTTCTCCGTCCATAATTACCTGCTCAAACGCTGAGCCAAAACCACTCTGAAATGCATTTACGCCTGATGCTGTAATATCATTAAATGTTGTCATTGCGTTCTGTGCATTAGCTAACCATAACGCCCAATATTCTTCATTGACTGATAGCCTTTCTATGTTTGCTGCTGTCTCCTCTACAATTTGTTCTTGTTTTAACGCAGCCTCTTGTGCTTGTGCTTGTGCGACTGCTGCATTGTAATCATCTAAGTATTTTTGACCTAGTACCTTCTTTTGTTCTGCATACTTAACATCTAAAGTGGCTAAGAAATCTAAGTTTGCTAAATATTGTTCAGCAGCTAATGTCTCAGCATCTTTAGTCTTTTGCATCTCACTCTTAACTCTAGCATCTTTTTCTTCTGCTGCTTTTTTATCAGCAGCTGCTTGGTCGGCAAGCGCCTTGCGTGCGCTTTCAAGCATAGCCTTTATGCTGTCTTTACGTTCTGCCTCTATCCTAGCTGTCTCTCTTAGTTCATTGTTGATGTCTATTTGTGCCTGTAGCTGCCTTTTCTGTAATGGGGTTAATGTATTATCAAGCTCTATAGCTGCATTTTCGTTTCCACCTAATAGCTCACCTTCAATTCTTAGCTTAGCTAATCTAGCTTCAAATCGCTTGTTAGCTGCTTTTTGTGTTTGCTCAACACGCTTATCATTTGCCTCTTGTGTCTTAGCGTTCTTAATTCTTGTCTCTTGTTCTATTATTATGGCTGCAGTTGCCGCGTCATATTTCTTTGTAAGCACATCAGTTCTAGTAATAAGTCCTTCCTCTAGGTCTGCTCGTTCTTTTAGCTTACTGATTAAGTCTGCAATTTCATTAGTTTGGTTTGTAGCACCAGTAACAGCTGCATCGTTCAACTTATTTAAAGTTGCTTGGTTAGTTGCTGCCATGAGTATTGCATCTGCAAAGCGTCTAAATTTATTAGTTATGTCTTTACCTTCAAGCTCAACCAAACTTCTTATATAGGCAGTGGCTTTATCAGCTGCACCCTCTTTTCCGTCCTCTAGTGATTTAATTAATGGTATTAATGTTTCTAGTTGCTCTTTTTCAATGCCGTATGCTTCAGCGTTTTTACCTAAGACAACATTGTATGCTTCTTCTTTTTCTGTCGCGCTGCTTATCTTTGTCCCTAATACACTATATTGATTACCTAGCTCGATAGCTATTTGTGACTGATTAGGCATTACCTTAACAAATTCTTTATTAAGTGCAGCAATACTATCTCTTGCACCTTTAGCTATATCAACTTTTTGTAATTCTAATGCTAGTTCACCAACTGAGCCAAAATTATCTATAAGTGTTTGCAATGACTTTGATAAAGTAACTGTACCATCTTTTCCTATATTAAAGCTCTCTGCTAACTTTTCATTCAGCTTAGTAAGCTTCTCAGTGTTCATAGCTGCGTTTGACAACATAGGTATAAGAACTGACGCAATGGCAGCTGATATACCGACAACAGCACCAAGTAATGGTGTACCTAACACAAAGCCTAAGTCGGCTGCTTGTACGCCAACAGCACGCATTGGGTTCTGTCCCATAGCTATTTGACCTGCTAACTGCTCAAACTGTACGCCAGCCATACCAGCTTTACGACCAAAGCCACTAACGTCTTTACCACCTTTACCAGTATCTTTTGCAAACTCTTTTATCTTGGATTTCGTCTTGATAGCTGACAAGCCCATAGCTTCAAGCTGCTTTTGCGCCTTACCAATGTCTTTTGTGTCGACCTTAAATACTAATACTGCTTGTTCGGTGGCCATTTATTTAACTCCTCACCCATATGTCGGGTCAACTTCATAATAGCTTCGACTTCCCAAGGGCTTAATGAAATGCCTGTCATTGTTACGTATGAAGCAAGTTCATTATAACTAGGTTCACGCATTTCGCAAAATAAAGTCCATAAGCTAACAAGTTCACTTCTAAGCTCTGGTGCTTTACGTAGTTCAGCTGGTGTTTTACCAGTGCTTTTCTCTACCTGCTTATATGTATCGTATCGACTGACGTCTGAACCTTTTGGCTTTTGCCTAATATAGTTAGCCCATCGACCATAGGCTACAAAGTCGTCAATCAGTCGTGCATAAAATTTTCGCCATTACCTATAAAGTATAACAGCTGTTTTACTACATCTGGTGCTTGCTCATAAAGGTCTTTAGCTGCCTCAGCTGTGAACTTAACTTCTTTACCTTTATTAGCTAGTCCTCTCCAGTCTAGCGTAGCATCTACCAGTGCTTGTATATCTAGTGCATCAAAGTCTATATCAATGTCCTCATAAGTCTGACCATCTTTTAGATTAGAGCGTGCTGTGATTATTGCATTGGTTTGCTTTTTCTTTGCAGCTCTCCACACCTTACTGTCTGCGCCACACACCTTAACATAAAAGTCTGTTGGCTCATTGGTAACGGGGTTAAGTATATTACACTCAGCCCCGTTCTCATGTCGACCTACTGTCGCAAGTTGATTAAATTCCATTAAGCATCAGCCCTAGTTATTTTAATCTGTGTTGCATCGCTGGTGTTATATAATGCTACAAACTCCATGCTAACTGTAATAGCACCTTCGCCTGATACATCTGGCTGTCCACTATTGTACTTAACACGTGGCAAGTCGATTGTGTATGAGTTGCCATCAAGGTCTGTTAACACTAACTGTATTGTGCTTTCGGTTTCATTAAGGAACTTCTCATATAAAGTTTTATCCTCAAAGTATGTTGTAAGCGTACCAGTTAGTCGTGACTTACCGATTGATGGTCGTTGTGTGGTTTGGCTGCCAACTGCAAACAGTGGCTCTATGCCGTTCTCTAGGCTTAGCTCGATAGATGTCACTGTTGATATTGCTGAGCCACCTTCCTGTATTGAACCTGTGAAGCTATCAAATGGCTTGTTAGTGCTATCGGCTGCATAAGATGAACCTGTTATTGCAGTTGTTCCGATAGATAAGTTCTGCCCTACAACACCAAAAGTTGCCTCGACCATTGCGTTCGGTGATACAGATAAGCTTAATGCGTTAAACTCACAACCTGTGTTTCTATGCCATTCTGGTGCAGTTAAATCAGCAAATTTACGCTCGATAGTAAATGAACGTCTTGTTGTACCTGCTTTTAACACGTCTGTTGCCCATGTTCCGCATAATACTGCTTCTAATATATCGTCAAATGCTTCATATTCTAGCTCAGCTGTTACATCGCCACTAACTGACTTGTTACCATGCCTGAAATCTTCTACTTGTCTGTCACCTCTTAGCTTTTCGCTTTCAATGCCATCTTTGCTTATACCAAGTGATGTACCTGTATTCGCAAAGGGTTTAAATGATGGTGTTGATGGGGTTGTGCCATATGTCGTTTCCGCAATATAGGCAATGCTATGTTGTGCTCCGTTTGCTATAGTCATACTCTTGCTCCTGTGTATGCGTTAATGGATACGGAAACTGGAACGAAAAACCATGCCCCGTCGTTTATTGCAGGTTCGATACTAACCGACCTTACTCGCAATTTCAAATTGTTATAAGTTAGCACTGTTCCGCGCTTAAAGTGGTCTGCTACATTATCTGTAAGTGTTGACCTACCAGAACCCCTTGGACTTACTACATCTATTTGGTATATTGCTTGTGTTTCGTCTTTGCCATTAGAACCTAAGCTGACCTGTAATGTGTCTGCTGGTATAAAGCTTGCACGTAAATATGTTGTGTTTCCTACTGGCTTATAGGTTATGTTGGGATATGCAATGTCATAGCCACCAGATAGTGTGCTTAGTTGCGTATCTAGTGCAGCTTGCATATCATTAAAGTACGTACTCATCTTCTAGCCTTGCTTTGTGCTTTTGTTATAGCCTCATTGTATGTCAATAACACTTTTCTGACAATGCCTGTAGGTGCTTGTGTACTATGCCCAAACTCTAACTCTACCGCATAAGGCAAGTTGTTTGTCATATAAAACGTATTACCTGCTTGCAATGCTTCTACTGCCTTCATTAATCGTTCTTGTGACTTACTGCCTGTTTTGTCTTTGCGTAGGGTTACTCTACCACTTGGCCTATCCAATGTTGATTGCCATGCTCCTCTAAACCTACCTCCAGTGTAACCTTTTGGCCTCTTTGCTCTAGGGTTAGCCTGATACTTTTTCCATAGCTTATAGTTACCAACTGGGCTGGATTGTATTATATCACTGCCCATTGCAAATATAGTGCCTCGTACCACATCTGTATTCTGCAGCTGCAACTTTTCAACCAACTGTCTAAATTCTTTGTCTGTTGTTGCTCTAGCCATTACTTTCTCACCTGTAAGTTAGCAGCAACAATATCACTGCCATTAGGTCTTATCTCATCAACATTAATGACTTTAAATATATCGCTATTAATAACCACTGTGTCATTTATCTCATAGCTGTGACCTTCAGCAAGCATACGTCTGTCACCTTGCAGCACTGTCTGACCAGCTCTGTCTGCGTCTGTATAATCAAACACACAAGCATACTTTTTATATGTAGCTGTTGTCTGTGCTACTGAACCTGTAGCTGGATTATATGCGCCATCAGTTGTACGTGTAAATGTAAACTCCTCACCAAATCTTGTAATGAGTGCTTCGGCTGATTTCGTTATCGGTGAATAGTTATAACCTGCATGTGCCATAATTATGCACGCATAACTGTGTTAGGTGATTGCACTAACTTTCTCAAAGCTCTTGTTAATGCAGGTGTCTGTCGTTGTTGCCCTGCTGTATCTTTATATGTAATAGATATAACATCAACACTTTCGCTAACAACTTGCCTATCTATTGGGTCTTGCTTACTATCACCATCAATCACTGTCTTAACAGCCTCATATACTGCAACCTTTAGTTCGTCTGGTATTGTGCTTGCATCTAAACCAAAGCCATCAATAACTACATTAACTCTAGGCCACTGTAATGATTGTGTCTCTGTTTCCTTAAAGCCTATAAAGCTCAAGTCCTCAATGTAATCCATTGCACGCAAGATATATGCATTAACATGACTGTCACTACTATATGTGATTAACCTTGCATCTGCCCAAGCTTTAAACTCTGCTAAGCTAACATATGTATTAGCACCTGCAACGCGACTTCCATCTTCAACAATAAGTGTCATTGTCTATGCCTTTTCGTATCCGCCTAAGCGATAGTTTTCTACTTCTGCTGAGTGCACGTCTGCGGTCTTGCCGTCTGGTCGTACCATTTTAACTGTTTTAGCCACTTTGGGCTTGGCAATTTTCTTTGAGGGTTTCTTTTTAAGTGCCATTTTGTTTACCTCGCTATGTTATGTGTGAGTAAAGGGACGGCAGATGCCGCCCCCTGTCATCAGTCTCGTCTAACCGAGTAGTGTTGCTATGAAGTCTGGCTTCCAAGCTTTTACACCCCAAGCAACAGCAACTTCAATCATTGCCTTACGATATCCTTTATACATACGCACTTCGAATACCATGCCTGAATGTGGGTCTTGTACCAAGATAGCATCATCTGCAGTGTCTCCACCTTCTGGAACAGCTGGTGCTCTAACAGCTAACTCTAACGCACGTCTGTGCATTGCAATGTTTGCTGTGTAGTTATTTCCTACTGTTATAGCGGCATTGTCTGCGGCAGCTGAACGTAGTCCAGTTTGACCGATAACAAATGAACCACCAGATAGTGCAGTGTTTACGCAATACTTATTGCTGTCACCATTGATTGTAATGATGTCACCTTTAAGGATTGTACCTGAACCACCATCTGCAGCAATTGATGTATCGCCAATAGCTGAGCTAGCGTCGTTTACAAGATAGCTAGTGCCAGTACCTTTGGTGTGTGACTGCACTTGTGCGCTCTCACGCATTGCTAACCCTTGTAGGTCTAACAATACACCTTGTCTTAGCAAATCACTAGAACCAGCGTCTGATACGCTTTGTAGTGTAGCTAACTGACGTAGGTTTGTACCTGCAACTGAGTTCATTATAAGTGAACACTGTCCGTCATTTGATGGCATACCATTGTCAACTAAGATTTGACGTATTTCAGCTACGTCACCAAAGTTAGAACCGAATGGGGTAGTTCCTGCTGTACCAAAAGCACGTGAAGCGTTCTGATAAGCTTCTGTTGCAAGGTCTACTTCAATCTCGTTAGACAATGTTCTCATTGCTTGTACGAGTTGGTCTCCATAAACAGTCTCAAAGCCAATACCATTGTTAAGGTGTCTTACATCTTCTCCAGTGTAAGGGATTTGTACTGCACGTGACTTAGAGATTGATAGTGTTTTGCTATCAACTGTTTGGTCTGTTCCTTCTGGAATAGTCATGCTCTCTGCTACGTCTACGGCTGATGCTTCACGTGTGAATGATGCACGAACTGTATCGCCTTTAGCAACTCTCTCTGAGCCGTCTGCGTTGATTGTTGATGCAGGGATAAAGCCTACTAGCTCTCTACCTACTACGTCTGCGGCCTTATATATATCAGCCGCCAAGTTTGTTAATACATTTGCCATTTTGTCGGCTCCTTTGTTTGTATATTAATCATTGGTTATTTTGCCGCCTGACTTGATATAATGCGCTCTTTGACCTTGTGACATGCCATCGAAGTCATTACGACTTATCTCTTTACCACGCTCAGCACTACCTTGCGTTCTTGTGGCGCTGCCACCTGATGATTGTGAACCATCAACTAAGAAAGGGTAGTTAGTTTTTATAGAACCTGTTAAGTCCTCCAGTGTCGATACAGTTAATGCACCTGACTGGTCTGTTACCCTCAATTCACCATCAACAATAGTAAGTCTCTGACTTATCTGTTGCTGTAGCAATTCTGCTCTGCCAGTGTCCTTAGTTAGTCCACTAGCTATCTTACCTGCTTCACCACTAATACGACTTCTCGTTATATCAGTGTTCATTTTCTCAATCGTCCCACGCAATGTGTCGGCCTCTGCCTTTTGCGCTTCGAACAACTGCTTATAATCGTTCTCTGCCTTTGCCTTACTTTCGGCTTGGGCTTTTGCTTCGGCTTGAGCTTGCTCACGCTCCTGCTGCGCTCGCTTCTTCTCGCCTAATAATTCGTCTACCTTGGACTTAAGTCCTTTTGTTTCGTCGTCTAGTCTACTCTTTATAGCCTGATTTACCTTTTCCGACAAAGCATTTTTTACATCGTCCTCTAGCTCAATTCCTTCAAATAGTTCGTTAGTCATGCTGTAACCTCCAGTTTGTTAGCATTATGTGGCTCTGCCACGATTAGTAAAATATCCCATTAGCTTCTGGGTCTACTTCTACATAGGGTATATTGCTGTCAATTGCATCTAAAAACTGCTCTATAAACCATTCCTGTGTTTCTTGCCAGAATTCACCATATATGACTGGCTCATATCCAAATTTATCTTTGTGCAACTTAACTGCAACATCGTATGCGTTTTGTACCATTTTGTATCCTCTTAGTTATATCTCAAATAGTCGTTTACTATATCATCAAATGCCTTAAATAAGTTAGGGAATAGTTCACGTGCTTTCCTTGAGGCAGCATTGTTATTCTTGTGCAATGTAAACAGTTGCGCGAATGTTTCTGTCTCTTTTGCACCACTACGTCGATAATAAGTAACACCATGCCCTGCCATGTATCGGTTACTTTGAAATTGTCCTAAACTCATAGCATCTAATATATCTTCAACACTACTCCAGCCAAAGCTTTTGTAGTTATCCTTACGTTTTATCATATATCCTCTTGGCACGTTTACTCTTTTACGTGTTTCCTTAAACCAAGCTCTACCAAATGCATCTTTTTCTGTTTTGTTTCTCCATAATGCTTTTCTGTCCTTCTTAAATGCCTCCATAAATCTAACATCTTGTTTAGATATGAAATCTTTGTTGAAGCTGCCAGCTTTTCGGCTTTTTGCGCGACCTAGTAAATCGTCAATAAAGTGTCCATATTCATGTGTAGTAACCGTTTTGTCTTTTACAACATTGCCATATTTTACATTTATTCTGTCCTCATATCCTGCGTAATAACCACCTCTTTTTTTACTGACGCTAAATCGTTTTAACTTAGGTGCTTTAGCTACAACCTGTGCAGTCAATGTTGATAGGTTTGGCAACAACGCATTATACATATCTTTCTTTATTTGTTCAGCTGTGTAACCACTAACCTGTGATACTATCTGTGTCTCCTCAAATATCTCTTTTAATGCTTTCTCTATAGGCGTTGCTTTAGGTGTCACAACAGCTGCTTGTACCACTTGCGCTAACGGCACGCCTCCAGCTCCTCCAGTGCCACCCATGCTGCGCTCTAATGCACGTAACTGCGCTAAGCTTAATGGTCTGCCATTTGCATCAACAAACTTATCTAGTTTAACCTTACCTGACCTAAATATACTAGCTTTGCCCTTGCCTAACACTTCGTCCTGAAATGCCTTAGGTTGCGTCCTGAGCCACTTTGCATAATTTGTGTCGTCACTAACCAGCTTAGCCTTGTTATCGGCTCCTACGCTCGGCCTAGTGCCTTTAACGTCCCTTCCAAGGTTAAATTCTGGCTTTACTATATAACTAATAGTGCTTCTGCAGTTAAAGTGTGCTGGTGGCTTCGGGTTCTTCTTTAAGTCCTTAAATATCTTACCATCTAATCCCATACAAATAAGACTGGTGAAGCTGTCCAGTGTAGCAACCCATTTGTAGTGGCTAATCACATCACTATTCTCACGCATAGTTGTCGTTCTAGCAACTGTACTAACGCGATTGATTATCGTCCTAGCTAGTGTGGCTGCTTGTCTGCGCTGCGTCATACCTATTGCGACGATTGCTTTGGTTATATTACTTGTTGTACTGCCTTTTATGATGCCGTCACGTATCTGCTGGATTATCTGTGTCTGTTTCTTAGTGTCAAAGTTCCTAAGTGCATTAGCTATTGTATAACCCTTGTTCGGTTCCAGTTGCATAACATCAGTAAACATAGCTGCTTCTAACAGCTGTGAACTGGGCAAAGTAAAGTTGGCATAGTTACCAACGTTCTGTCTTAGCAGCTCAGTGTTAAACTCTGCCTCATAGTTAGCAAAGTCTATTATCTCGCTATATAACTTAGCCTGATAGTCATCTGACAGACGTGTCATGTAGTTCTGCATGTCTGTTAGCTGTGCTGATAATCGTGCTTGTGTGTATACTGTGTTATCGCCACGACCTAACTCACTGCTGATGCCTCGTATAAGTCGCCTTATGTAAGCCTCAGCCTCACGCTCACGACCTTTTGCGTATCGTTGCACGAATATCTGATGCCTTATAAATGCACTTTCTAGCGTATCATTAACGCTCATAAGCTATTTCTTTTTGTATTGCCTTGGCTTTGCTTTAGTCTTGCTTGGCTTAACTTTAGCTTTGCCAGCTGTCTTACTTTTGTTTTTATAGGGCATAGTTCCTCACCATTTAACCTTCGCTGACCAATATGCTGCGCTCATTTTACCTTTTGCTATGTTCTTAGCATGTCTTGCCTTAAAGCTTGCTCTACGTGCTTTTGCGACTTTACTTTCACCTTTTCTAGCTGGAGAACCTTTAACACCTTGTTGTCCAAATCGTATTGTTTTTATTTCATTACCTTCTTTAGCTAATACAACATGAGATTTAGTTGGGTGATTAGGTGTTCTCTTGGGTTTATTATAACCTTTTACACCTAATTTGTCTATCCTTGCATCTTTTTTACTCATTTTTATCCAACATATTCAAATGACGCGGTTAATCTATCGACAGATAAATTTTTACGCATTGTATTTACTCCAGCTTGTGAATGATTAGCTTCAACTCTTTTAACTGCTATTCTGCTTGGCTTTCTAGTCATTATCCAATTTTTACTTGATTGTAAACCATGAATAAAATTGGGAGATGAAGTAACTAATCTTATCCTAAAGCCATCTTTTTTATATTGATTAGCCATATTAGACATAAATCTACCACCTAAACCTATACCTTGATAATCAGGTTTAACAACAATTCTATGTACTCTTTTTACATTTTTTACGTGTGGGTGCGGAAAATGTAAAAAACTACACCACGCAACAGCTTCATTACCAATTTCTGCTATATATTTATGTGCCGCATTATTATGTTTAGCACTTAAATAATGAAACTCCTTAAATAATTGCCATTCATCTTTTGTTGCTCGTCTAATTTTGACTTCAATATTGGGTCGCCGAAGACGCCTCCTGTAATATTGTTTTTTATTTGCATCATAAACCCAATCAGGTTCCAACCATTCTTCTATATCATAATGACAACTAACAGCTATAAATTGTTTCTTTTCTCGCCTTATATATTTTTGTATAGCGGCACTGCCTATTTTAGCTACTTGCCTATCAACAACAGATGTAAATTCGTCATATATAACTGGGTTTTTACTTTCTAATATTAACCTAGCTAATTCAGCTCTCATTTTTTGACCATTAGATAATATATTAAATGGCTTTAACCAATCAGGTGGGCTACTAAATCCAACCTTACTTAATGCTTCAGTTATTTGTTTAGGACTTAATTCTTTATCAAAATCATCAATTACTGTTTTATTACTCCATTTATATCCATCAAATAAATCAAAGTCTTTAAATACCTTTTTAGCTATAGTGGTTTTACCTGAACCAGATGCACCTACTATTAATCCAATATTCCATTCAATATCTTCAATTGGTATATCGACATCAAATTCCTTTCTTACAATTGATGCATCGTAATCAAATTGTCCTTTTACTTTTTCAACTCTAAATGAAGATGGTATTTTACTTTCGACTACAAACTTTGAACTTGGCACTGATATCCCTTTTCTAATAATTCATTATAAATTCTTTCCTGTTCACTTTCATTATCACAATTAACTATGATATTATATATTTGTTCGTATTTTTCCTCTTTTAATTCTGTATTATCGCTTAATGGGTCAAATATGCTTTCTAACTCTTTTATATCAAAACCTATCAAATCTAAATTATAATCCATATCAGATAATTCTTGTAATTCATTTTTTAATATATCAATATCCCAACCAGCATTTAATGCTAATTTATTATCAGCAATAACATATGCTTTGCGTTGTTCTTCATTTAAATTTGTTAATGTTATAGTTGGCACTTCATCTATATTTAATGATTTAGCCGCCATTAGCCTGCCATGACCTGCTATAGTCATATTATCTTCGTCAATTAATATAGGATTAGTAAAACCAAATTCTTTTATCGAAGATGCTATTTGTTTAATATGTATGTCATTATGAGTTCTACTATTATTTATATATGGTATTAAATCTTCTGTCTTTTTATAATTTACAGATAATGTCATTTCATTCCTTTATACCAATGGAGATAAATCTCCTATTTCTTCTTGCACATCTTCTAGCTTTCGCTCTGCGTCTATTAATCCACCAGCTTTTAATCTATCAAATATATCCTGACTGCTAACAATCTGTCTGTCAAGTAATGTTACTAAACTCATTATTGTTTGTGGGTCTACCATTTTATCGTAAAATTCTCTATTTATTGTAAATATACATTCATCTGTTTCAACACCCATAAATTCACCCACCCAATAAATACAAGATTTAATAGCAGATGATAAGTTGCCTACAATGTCACCGAGTACGCTATTTTCTGATGCAAAGCGTATTCTAGCTCCTTCAGCAGTCTCATTGCCGCCTCTATCGGTTATTATGCGTGCACCAATAGCTACCATTTGTTGCTCCTTGCCTTTCATCGCTTCCATAACAAGGTTATTAGGATTTGCTTGTAGTAAATTAGCACTACCTGTGTCACCTAGCACATGACCAGCCCTACTACCTATTTTTATTCCTTCTGGATTATATTCTGACCATTGTTCTTGCGTTAGGCTATGCGTAATAAATAATGTTGGTTGGCCTGTTATAAAACAGCTTTCTTCATAATCGGCTGAGTTTCTATAATGCGCCATATTAACATCTGCTATGTCTGATAAAGGAGCATTATCTATAGTTGAATCATTATTTTGACTGCCCACAAATGTAACTGGTATATAATCAAATACACTGCCATCAGATTTACGTGGATAAAATTCATCTGTATGTGGTTCATTATCTCTATATATTTGCTGGCAATAACCTTCTTCTTTTAATCTTAATACGCGATATTGCATTTTACTTTCATGACTAAATTCATCGCTATTTTCTAAATATGGTTCTTCTAATACAACTAAGGTCAACATATTACGACCAGCTATTATATCTGTTTTCCAATTTATAACTGCTTCAGCTTTATATGGTATAATTGATGCTGTTAAATTTAATATAGAAACTTGCTCACTGCTTAAACCTTCTTCTGTTTGTGGATAATCTACTAATAATAATGACCTACCTGTTTCTAATAAGTTATTTAATTCATCTTTAGCTAATTGTTCTAATGATAGACCATCGCCAGTTGCATCATCTATTAAATATTCCAATCCATCAGGTAATTCTATAATTGGTGTTTTTCTAAAGGCGGCACCAACCAATGCATTCTTTGTACGGCCTGTATAATTGGTAAATACAGCTCTGTTTAAATATTGTCTGTATCTTATGCTATCAATGCCCATTGGGTTAGTTTCTGCATCAGGTACGGGTAAATATTGTGCTTTTTTATCTTTAACTGCAACTGAACCTTTACAAGCATCTCTTGTCTTTATCCATTCATTTTTATATATGTCATAGGTTGGGTTGGTTGTATCAACTGGCATAACTTACCTCTTTTGTTTCAATTATATTACTCTTTTAATTTAATTTGTAAATGAGAAGTCTACTTTAGCTACTGGCCTAACAATAGGAAACTCATATGCTATAGGATATGTACTTGCATCATTTTGGTGGTCAGTACCACTTGCTTTATCAGGTTCTCCATTTTTATATATTTGTTGTTCTAAACATTCTGCTGTTCTTGGACATTTATTCACGTTGATTTTTACATAACCTTGTTCGAATGCACGATTAGCTGACATTATCCTATCACGCACTCTCGGGTTAGTTGGCTTTGCTCTTATTATAAATCCAGCCTGTTGTAATAAGCTTATATCGCTAACGCTTGCATTATTAGTGCTACGACCTCTGCCTGATGCATCTGGATACATATATATTTTATGTTCATTATATTTTGATTTAATAATATTAATCATATCTGGTGTATCATACATATCAATTAATTCGTCTACAGCGTGCCATATTTTATCTCTTATTACATATACAGTTGCCGCTTGCTTAGTAACATTAAAGTCACATCCAATATATAATGGTTCTTTATATATTATGGTTTCATCTGATTTACATTTAACACGATTATAAGAATTATATACTGTTCCACTTGTTAAATTAACAAATTGCCCATCTAAATATGCGGCTAATAATTCTGGCGAATATGTTTCTCTTAGTGTATTTATATAATTAGCTGGTAAATGTTTTATATTACTTTCAGTTGTCGCAGTTATTAACTCATAACTTATACTAGATTTTTTCTTCCATCGCTCATAAACAAACCCAAAGCCTTCTGGTGTAGTTCCTACTGATACTGTATTTGTTCCATTTGTTAATTTTTGTCGGTTGCGTGATATAATCTGCTCCCAACATCGCTGAGCCTTTAATTTTGGCAAAGTATCTAATTCGTCTACGTAACTATGGCTTACCTCATAACCAACTATACGCTCTGGTCTGTCTAATGTACGGAATATAATACGCTTACCCAATAATTCAATATAATTAGCCTGCGCATTTAATCTATATGATATATTACAACTGTTTAATAATTCACGCCACCTTGGATAACATATATCACGTATTAAACCATATGTAGGCATATAAAAACCTTGGTCTTGTCCATCTGTAATTAACATACGCAAACATCTTAACATAAGTGCATGTGTTTTACCGCTTCCAAAACCTCCAACAAATGCAGGAAATGTGCTATTTGACATTATAAATTGCTTTTGCGGTTTACTTGCTGTTGTTTCTAATATCATTCAGATAAATCAATATCATCTTCTACGATACGAAATCCAGTTAATTTTACGTCTGCTTGTACTTGTTGTGCTGTATCTGATTGACCTAACCAATTTTGTCCTAACCATTTCAATAAACTTGGATTGCCTTGCATTGCTACTTTATATTGTTGCCTACGCAAACTAATTAAACCAACTGACCTTTTTTCACTAAAATAGTCCGTAAAACCTTTACCTGTTTCGCGTCGTAAACCATTATTTAATGTATCATAATCCATTCCCATAGCACCTGCTATTTCTGCACCAGTGCACTGTAAAGCGCACAAATTATCTAACATTTTATAATCTATTACTTTATAAGGTCTGCCATTACGCTTTGGCTGGTTTTTCGGATTTGGCTTTATCATCAATTATTGCTCTTTCATTTATAAACATTAGTGAAGTTATTGCATGGCTTATATGGCTATGTCCTGTTTCACTGTCATACCTTTCACCTCTCTGATGTGCATTTATATGTCTTAATGCCGCCGCTATATATCTCTTTTTATATCCTTCAACATATAACCAATTATTATCGTCGTATTTTCTACTGCCTACGCCAAGCACATTACTAACCTCTAATAATGTGTTTGGTGGTAACAAGTCCATTCTAGCTTTATTGCTATCATATTTTCTGCCAACTTGTTTCATATAATTTCTTTCATTCTTTTATAATTGTTAATTCAAATCTGCAAGCATCAATCATATTAAGTGCTTGTTTATATGTTCCGCGCCATGAATATATTTTCTGTATTGTTATTGTTTTACCTGACATATGTAGATAACCAGTTATGTGTTTTAGTCTATAACCCTCGCCAACTTTAGCAATCTTACCTTCAGTTATTATATAATCATCACGCTTTATTCGTCTTTGTTTATCTCTTTCTTTAAATCTAGCTGGAGCATATTCTCTCATTTTAGCGAATGTTTTTTCGCTCATCTTTAATGTTTTATATATATCTTTTATGTATGCCTGTTGTTCCCATAATTTAACAGCTTTATTTATTTCTTTATTATCAGCATATCTTTTATATCTTTGTTTTATATTCTTTTTTTTTACATCTTTTATTTTAACTTTTGTTCGTCTTGGTAAATCATTTCTATTTCTATGTGCATGCAATTGTAAGCTTGCATAAGTAACATTTAATCTTTCAGCAATTATTATAGTTGATAAATCTGTATGCCATAATTCTATAGCTTTATTATGTTTATATTCTGTCCATGTACGTTTTTTAGGCATTAACTTTTATTATGCTTTTTTATCAATTCATTTAGTAATGTACTTTCATTAATTATATAAGCATTAATTACTGCATAACTATGTGTACCAGCAGTGCTTGCCGCACTGAGAGAAAACACTCCTCCCAATATACTTCCATCATCTAAAACAACGCAAGCATCACCATTTGAAATTTCTATATACTGTATATATCGTGTAACTTCGTTATCCATCACTATGTTTTATATATTTTTTTTTCTTTTTTATTATAGGCTTTTCTAATTTACCCTCATCTAACCATAATAATATTTGACAATATACATTTGGTATTGGTGTAATTGCACCTTGGCAATAGCGTATAATAGTGCTTCTATTTACACCTACAAACCTTGCAAAACTAGCAAAATTAAATCCGTGATTATTCATTTTAGCTTTAAATTCAACTGCTTCCATGTGTTTGCTCCTAAATTGTGTAATAAAGCATTACAGATACAAATAACCATAATGCCTTATTCCTATGTTTGTAAAGATATTTATTCACCCTGCTAATCCTATGGCAAACAATGTAAAACCAAATGTAGCACTTGCACATAATATAAAGCGCACTAATTCACGCACCATTGTCTTACCATTTTCAATAGCTTCTGCACGTTCTTGTTGTGTTGCTAAATCCCAATCTAATAAACTAATTTTAAGTCTGATAGGCTCGTAGTAACAGTCGTAACAACTAACAACACCATCGGTAATGTTAGCGTCACGATTATCTATTATAGTTTTACACTTACTACACTTCATTTTATTTCCTTATTTTAGGTGGCTTAATTGCCTATAACAATTATATATCAAACTATATATTATATGTAAAGTAAATTATTTACTTTTTATAATTTAATTCCACGTAGCATTTTACTATTAATTTCATATTCTTTTAATCTACGTACTTCATTCATTTTAATTTTATTAAATGTAGTACCTGCCGCGCTACAAGTTCCTGTTATGCTTGCTGGTGTTGTATTTAATACAAATGCAACTTGTGATATTGTCCACCAAGGACAACGTTCAACTTCGTCATATATTTTATTTATTAGCATTTATAATCTCCAAAACACTAACTGCTTTGCGATATATTACAACGCGCCTAACATATTCTTGCTTTACACTGTCCATTAACACACCAGCTGAACGTGGTGCATAGTTGTTATTACTACGACGCCAATTATTACAAGCCAATTCAATTAAATCAGATGGATATTCCAATAAATCTTCAATCCATTCTTTATCAATCTCATCTTGCACTGTTGGATTTGTATCACGCTGATAATAACGACTCTCTAATATTTCTATCTTGCCTAATATATATGTTGGTTCACTAGGTTGTAACAAATTTAGATAATGTTCTCTAACCTGTATGATATTTTGTTTTTGTTCTACTGCTAACAAATCATCTTGTTTACAATTAAACTCCCTAGGCCAACCCACTAGACTTATATTGCTCAAGCAACGCTCCCCTTCTATTACGTCTTTGGTCGCTAATTTCTTTGAGTGTATTGGAATTATGTTTGACATTTTTATCTCCTGTTTTTTCTAATTTCCATTGTATATTATTTTGTAA